TCCATAATTCTTAATAAGTTAAAAGATCTAATAAGTCTTTCAACATAGCTGACTCTACCTGCTGTTGTTATAGAAGAATAAGAAAGGTAAATGATTTGAGAATCATATAAGGTTCTTTCTTTTACTGGATCATCTTTAAATTGTACCCATACTTTTTTACCATCTTCTTTATTATAACCAGGAACTAATGTAATTGGATCAAGTTCTTTAAAACCAATAATTTCCTTTTGATCAGGTGAATAAATAATTTCAAATGCTAAATAACCATCAATTAACCATTTTCTAAAATAGTACCAAGCAGATTGATCTGAGTTAAATCCAAATGCATGGTATATTTGTCTAAAATATCTGTTTAAATCTTTTTGAATTCCATCTGCAACTTCAACTCCTAAGATTTCAGGAGAAGCAAAAAAGTTTTTATTATCATATACGATAGTTTCGTCACATAGTATATCTAAAATATCTTCAATCTCATCGTTTACTGAAAAACTTCTAAGTTCATCTCTTTTTACTTCATATTGTTGATCGAAAAAAGGAATGTTTTTTCGCATTGTAGTATCGGCCATTGACAAGGCAGCAAATGCTGCATACATATCATCATTATCTAATCCCATTGGATTCATTTGGCCATAACCAAACTTATCTTCTAATGGACCAACCGCCTGAGACTGTCTAAGTATCATATCATCATATCTCATACCGAATGATGAAAGTAACTTTAATGTATTGTTTAACCTAAAAGGTCTCTTATTACTTAATGGACCATTTCTTGGATCCTTATCTGCAAAACCTGCCATAATTTCTTATATCGTTTATAAATTTATATATTCAATTTTTTTTATTTGTTTCTAAATTCATTTACTAGTTGAATATATGTTGTTCCATTTAAATCCGCAAAGTCACAAAGTGCTACCTTTGCCCAATTTTCATAACTGACCACTGCCTGTCCAACCTTTCTACCTGGTATGTATTGTCTAATTGCAAATTTATAAGTTGCTAAAAAACCCTTTGCTTCTTCCCATGTTATTGAAAGCTGACTTTGACGGCGCGCATCGTTCTTTCTTCCTCCTATTGATTCTCTTTTAATTTCATTTTCAAAAGTACTATATACTCTATCTAATAAAGTTTCTTTAACATCACTTGGTAAGAGGTTAACGTTTATGCCAACATCATTATTTCCATCAGGATCAAGTGCTAATACGACTGGGTTTGCATCATACCATGGTAATTCTTTAGCGTATTTTGGTGTATATCTAAAAATATATACCTTTCCTGGCTGAAACCTACCACCTATTGGCTGTACACTTTTTTCAGCTGATGTTTTTTTACCAGTTTGATACCAATTTTCTGCAGCTCTTTTAGCTCTAGTCTTACTCTTTGCTTCTTTAATTAATTCCTTTATGTCTTCTCTAACCTTTCCCATTATTTAAGACTTTTTTCTGTCATTACAACAAATCTAAATCCTCTTGACTTAGACCATTCCTGCGCATATTTATATTTATCTCTATTTTTAACATACTGTTCTGCGAGGAATTTATAATTTTTTAATGCCTGTTTTGAATTTTTAGTAGGTGGTTCAGGCTTTACTATATGACTTTCAGGCTTAATCTCAATGAGACTTTCTTCAAAGCCTGTTTCTTTCTTTACCTTTATATAAAAATCTGGAAAATATGAATGTTCCTTTTTATCCATTGAACTCCAGTATTTTATTTCAACTGGCTCGCTTGACCATAATACAATGTCCTCTCTATTATCGCACATCTTCATAAACTTAAGTTCCCATGAACTTCTGTATATTATAGGTGGATTGCCAGCATATTTTTTAGGATATAGTGGATTGTAGTAGCCTTGATTAAAGCCTGAGTTCTTTGTTGGTCTTACGTTTTTTATTGACATTATTAGATATTAAACATTCCGCCTCCGCCATCTTCTCTTGAGTTTGCAGAATTTATTCTATCCATTGAGATAGTTCCCTTTGTTTTATTTGGATGAAGCTTATTCCAACCTTTAGCATAACCTCTTTTTGCAATTTCAGTAAAGTATGCAAATGCGTTTGTATATTTAGGGTTAAAGTTTCTCCAATATTTTAATAAATCTAATAGAGCGAATTGCAAACAATCTTTTCTATCATCTTCATTTACATAAGTTAATCTATTAATTGCTTTTTCAGCAAGTAACTGTAACATTTTCTCTGCATCTCTTGTTAATCTATCATCATCTAACGATTGTACAATTTGTGCATATAAGTCTTTATTGTTTAAATAATTCTTTTTTCTTGGCATCTTTTAAATTTATAGATATTATATAAAAAAAAGATCAATTGTTTCCAATTGATCTTTTCTACTGTATTTGAGTTAAATGAGAGATTTGTAGTTTAACGTCAAATTTTATTTAATTTTTTATACTGTTTCGCCGTCAGCTAATTCAACATCTCTTTTATTTACTTTAATTGGTTTTTCATCAGCAAATACTGTAATTGATTCATCTTGACCAGATGTTGTATAAGCTTCAGCGTCAATTTGAACCTCCGTACCTTCTGCATATTCTTCAGTTTTGTATTTAAGAGTTCCTGGTACATAGCCATCTTGTCTAGTTACTAATTCTTCTTCAATCTCAGCTTCATTAGTAGCTTCATCCATAGATGCTTCTAATTCTTCTTGATCTTCTTCGGATTTTTTAGGTTCTGATAAATCATTTAAATTAGCTTCAATATCAGCTGCAGCATCTTCTGCTATTTGTAATAATTCTTCAAATGATTTTCTATCTTCTTTAACTACTTCTTTAGCACCTTCTTCGCCTTCATCGCTTGGTGCAGAATCATCTGCTTCTTCCTTTGTATCGGGCGTTGTAATATCCTTTGTGTCTTTTTTAATATCTTCAGCTTCAACTCCAGCCTCATCTCCGGCTTCTTCGTTAGTAGTTTCTTCAGTTGTAGCTTTAGTTTCAGTTTCTTCAGTTGTAGCTTCAGTTTCAGTTTCTTCAGTTGTAGCTTCAGTTTCTTCAGTTGTAGCTTCAGTTTCAGTTTCTTTAGTTGTAGCTTCAGTTTCACAAACACATCCGTCTGTTCCACATTTTCCACAACTTTCTTCTACTTTTTCAGTACCGTTTTTAATAGCTTCAACCTCTTCTTCTAATCTTTTAATTTCACTGTTAATTAATGTATCAGCTTCTTTAACTTCTTGAATTGATTTATCAGCCTCAGCAATAACTCCTCTTTGATCTTTTAAGAACGCTATCATTTGCTCTAGAACACTGATTTTATTTAATTTTTCAGCAGCCTGTTTTCTTGCACCTTCTAAAAGTTCTTGAGTCATATCAGTTATTTCATAACCTGTTTGCTCTTTAACATAATCAAATGCAGCATTTGCATCTAATTTACCAAACTTATAAATCTTATTTGCTTCATTCATTCTATAAACGTAGAAGTCTTCGTTTAATTTCATAACATAACATTTAACCTGTCCTTCTTCGATTTTTTGAGCAAAATCAAGAGATACGAAGTTATTGATGTTTTTTGCAGCATATTCAAAAAGTTGAATTTTTGCTTTGTTTGTATAATTTACAATACCTGCTGCTAATAAATGATTTGTTAAACTTTCAGCTAAAACTTCGCTATTGTTAACGAAAAAATTGTTTGATTCTCTTACGAATCTAATTCTATTAATTCCATTAAACCATGTTAAACCTTCATTAGTTAATGTAAAATTGTTTAATGCTAAAACAAGACTTCTAAACTCACCAGGAGCTGTAGTAATTTCTGCTTCAGTAATTGTATTTTCACCAACTAAAAATGCTTTACCATCTAATGCAATATAACTATCTCCTGCTTCAGTAACGAATACAGGTGATATAATTTGTTTTGTAACTTGTGCCATTTTTAATATTTTTATTTATTTTATATATTAATTATATATCTAAACCCTCATCTAAAGATTCGTTAAGTTGTTTTTCATCTGAATAAGCGTGAGTTATCTTAAACATTCTATTTCCAGCATGTCTCTCTGTGTCAAAATCTATTGCTGGCATAAATGAATTTACCTCAATACTGAATGTTATTTTATAATTGCCTTTATCGTCAAAACTATATTCAATTGGGCTTTCTTTACCATAATCGTCTGGCATTGCATAATAGGCTGCCATTCTATATAGTCCTTCTTCTAAATGCCCGACTTCTACATTATATTGATTAGATTTATATAATTTCTTTACTAATTGTTCAGTACATTTAAAGATGTCTAAGAGACTACTTAAGAGTATTTCAATATCAATTGAAAATGTCATAGGAATTAGTTCAAACTCTGCCCTATACCCCTCTAAAACACCTTGATCATTCATCTTACTGTACTCTCCAACATTTCTCTTATTTACAAGCTTTGATGGATCAACTGTCATTGATGTAAGATTAACAACTCCTCTTGGAATTGCATCATAATTTCCATCTGCTCCAACTGGATTTGGACTACATTCAAAGCCATTAGCTGTTGAAAAAAGAAAATTATCTTTTAAAAAATCAGCATCTCCAGTAATTGAATAATAAAAGGGGACATCTATTTCTGATCGAGTATCATTATCAAGTTGTCTATAAAAACTAACCTTTTTATTTAAGTCAGCTAAAAGACCCACTATAAGGTGTCTGATAACACTATCGTCTCTATTGAATTTTAAATTATATGTTGCCATTTATTATATATCATTCTATTTTTTCAATAGTAAACTTTGAAAATCCATTCTCTCTATGAATCTGTATTTTCTGATCAAAGATCTCATGAGGTAATTCCGTATGATTAATCACAAATGTATTTAGTCCGTTTTCTTTAATTACTTCATTAAGAATTTTAAGTACATTATAGACTCCATCTTGATCGACTGAACTTAACAACTCATCTAAAAACATAAGGTTGAGTTGTGGAAACCTTAGTTTTAATATTTTAATAATAGCAATAATAACTATAAAGTCGGCCTTCTTTCTTTCACCCGTTGAAAGTGTTAAAGGATTTATATCTTCTCCTAAATGATTAATGATACAATCAAACTTATCATCAAATCTAATATGAAATGGAAGGTGCATTGTTTGAGCCATCATTGCAATATTAGCATTTAAGCCTGGTAATATTGTTTGTACTGCAAGATTCTTTACACCATCATCTCCTAAGACTTCTTCTAAGATTGTCATAAATGCATCTTGCTGTGCTATCTCTTCTCTCTTACCTGATTTGCTTTCTTCTGACTTTTCAAACTCTTCAATAATTTGTTTTAAATGTTGAAATTGAGTTGAGTCTTGAGTTGATTCCTTTATTTTAATTAAAGCTTCTTTAATATCTTTAATAGAGTACCTTAAGTTATTAATTCTAGTTTCAACTTGTTTTTTCTTACTTCTTAATTCACTTACTTTTCCTTCAGCTATTGTAATTTCTTCTTTTAATTTACCTGAATTTTTAGAGTTATTTTTAATCTGTGTTTTAAATTCATCTCCTTTTTTCTGGTGCCAATCAGTATCTAACTTTGTTTCACATGAACCACAAAAACCGGATTCGTATAATTCAATTTTTTTCTGTAGGTATTGATTCTCTCGTTCAAGGTCTCGCTGCTGAATACCCATACTACTTGCTTCATCTCTTACTCCTTCAATTTTACCATCGATATGGCTTCTCGCCTCGTTTAATTTCTTAACATTATCTCCATGTTCTAATAGTTCATCTTTTAAGGCTTCAACCTTTGCTTTATCTTTCTTATGAGACTCTTCAACTAAGTTATTTAGTTTAAGTCTTACTGAAGAAATTGATTCCATAATCTGATTAAGTTCAGAATCATAAGAATCTATTTCCATTTTAATTTGCTTGCGTTCTTCTTTAACATTCCTGAACATATCGTTTAAAACTGAAAAACCAAACATCTTATCAATGATTTGTTTTTTATCACTTGAATTCATAGTCAGAAAAGACTTAAAATCATTAATACTTAAAATAATAATATTCTTAAACACATGATATGGTATTCCAAAAATTTCATCTTCTAAATATTCTTGTACAGATTTTTTACCTGCTTTATCAAACTCTACTCCATTGATTAATACTTTAAACTTATTTGGCATAAGACCTCTTTCTATCTCAACTGACATGTCTTTACATTGTAAGTTTATTTTAACCCATAATTCTTTGTTGATTCTATTTGGCAAATCAGCGAGTTTTACACCTTCAACCTTTCCATATAGTGCATATATAATACTATTAGCTATTGTGGTTTTGCCATGTCCGTTTTTACCTAATGTTAAATATAACTGTGCTTGGTCTTCAAACTCAATTGTTTGAACTTGATTACCATAACTTGCAAAATTCTTAAATTCTATACTATTAATTCTCATTGTCTAAGTCGTAATTATTTACACAACCGTTATAAAGTTGGTTTAATTTGTCTTTAATCTGTTTTTTTAACTTGTTATCAAATGTAGAAGAATCTATGTATTTTTCACAAAGTCCCATAACACTATAGTTCTTTTGCATTTCTTCTATCTCATCTAAGTCATATAAATCTTTGTCTATAAAATTATCTTCTTGATAAATATTTGGCTCAATTCTTCTTCCAATCTTTTGCACTCTGTTAATTAAATTAGACAATGCAGATGATGTTGCTATTTCAGAAGGAACATAAAGATCTACAAAATTATTTTTAATTTGTGCCTTAAAATTCTCAAGTGGCATATCATATAACATCTTAATATTATACCTAAGAAAGTGAGGAGATATTGTATTTTCAAAGAAAGTTTCTTGCATATCCTTTAAATCTACAAGATCAAATCCTTTAGTGTTATTCATATCAGATCTTGTTAGTTGATATGGTACACCAACCATTAAGAGTTTATCCTTTTCTTGTCTATAATGAATGTGGCCGCTATATACTCTCGTGTATTTTGAATAGATATTACTTTCATTTCCATGCTGATTCTTTACCTTTGCGTTTAAGTAAATACCTCTAACTTCAGAATGGCAAAATACAATCTTACTCATTGGATAGTCTGCTAATGTCTCTGCCTCATGTGCTGAATCTCTTCTCCATGGCATTAGTAGTATTTTTCTATCATTCCAAACATACTCAACAGGGTCTGTATAAACTTGTACATTTGGGATCCATTTAAGAGTATCTATTGAAGTAATTTCATTTGTCTTCTTAGCCCAAATATCATGATTGCCACAAATTACATGGACCGGCAATATCTCACCTAGCCTCTCGAATAGATCCATGGCATAGTTTAAAACTTTGATGTTTATACTCTGGCGGTTGTCAAACGTATCTCCTACCTGTACCAAAACATCACCTGGTTTTACATATTTCTTTAATGTGGGAATAAACTGCTGTTCAAAAAAATCTTTTTGAATTTGTAGCCATTCCATAGAATTAGACCTAACTCCAAAGTGAAGATCGCCTAATACCCACACCCTTTTTACGGGTTTACTTAAAACACTTGTCTTAATCATTTAAAAAAGTTTGTTAATATTTTTTCTTGAAAGAACTCCTGTTTTTTTATCTAATTCCATAATTAGATCTTCTTTATAAACATTTGATAATGAGTTATAAAATTTATTTGGAGGTATATTAAAATAATTACATAACTCAGAAAATAAATCTATTCTTGAGTATTTTTTAATTAACTCATCTACCATAAATCCATAAACTTCATTGATGTCTATTTTCTTAAGACGAGTTACACTTGTAAATTCATTTATTACGTTGAATTTTTTAAATCTTGAATTTTCAATTAAATCATGTATATCCCTGGCTAATATTTCGTAGTGTATATTTTCTTCTTCTGAAAGATTACCTCTTACTGCTGGATCTAAATCAAAGTTAATAGATCCCTTTCCCTCCGTGTCTGGAGCTTCAAAATTATTGTCAAATATTTTAT